TGAAAGAACACTCGCCTACCCTGTTTACTTACTTGGTAGAAACGCTTTCACATATCAACCTCTCCCTGTCAAAGTTCCTGTTGAAATGCACAGATACCCATTATCAAATGGTGGCGAAGATGTTTTAGTTTCACGCGAGAGATACGTTATGCAACCTTACGGCGTTTCCTTCAAACAAGCAGGTATGAGTGGTAATGCACCAACAGTTGCAGAACTTGAAAATGCTTCTTCTTGGGAAATTTGTAATACAGGTGGCGTAAACCCTGTTTCACTCCCATTAAAGAACATTCCACTTGCCTGTATCATCTTTAAAGTTTCGGGCATTTAATAAGTTAATAGTTTAGTGGAGGTTAAACACCTATGAGTAATGATGAGAAAATTGAGCAAATGCAAATAATGATTGGCGAAAATTACCCACCAAAACTTTTAGGTGTTTACCTTCGCCAAGCAAAACAACTTATCTTAAACAAAAGATTTCCGTTTGAAGAACAACCTAATGATGTAGAAGCCAAATATGAGCAACTACAAATTGAATTAGCAATAGCATTATTTAATGAAAGAGGTGCGGAAGGTCAAAAGTCGCATAACGAAAACGGAGTGAGCCGTTCTTGGCGCACAAAGGAAGAAATTATGCACGATGTCGTTCCGTGTGCAAGTGTCTTATGAGAAACTTGAAGATTAATCAAAAGAGGCATATTGGTCTAAACTTCGTTGGCGAAATTGAGTATCGCGACGCACAAGGTAATTTGACAGGCGAGAAGATATTGTCTTATGGGGACGAAATCGAATTTAAAAGTCATATTAGCGGTGCTTCGGGAACTGTCGTTGTTGATAATAACGGGGTAGTTATTGAATACGATAAGTCGTTCTTAATTACAAGAGCGGAATTGGAAAAACTTGGTTTCGATGAAAATACCGTGTTCTTCATTGATAAAGAACCCGAATACGATAGCAACGGTCAACCTTTATATGATTACAAAGTAAAGCGTATTAAAGATACCCTTAATGAAGTAATGATATTGTTAGAGAAAGTTAGGAATAGATAATGCTTAAAATTAAGTTTAATATTGCACCCGAAAAACTTGCCGACAATTTGCTTAATGATGTAAAGGCGACTGCGCCAAAGATTGTTGAAGCATTTAGTAGTGAAGTTGAGGTTAATGCGAGAAGAAACTTCGATAAAGCATTGTTAGAAATTAGTGGGGATAACCCATATATTACGGTTCAAAGAACGGTAAGTGGCGACACGGCAACTATAAGTTGTAGTGGCGAACAAGTATTATTCGCAGAGTTCGGTGCAGGTATCCATAACACATACAGGGAAAAAGAAGTTTACGTTGAAAGTCATTTCGCAATATCACGTTCAAACACTCTTTACTATGTTGAAGGTCATTATAAGACCATTGGACTACGGGCAAGAGGGTTTACCGATAATGGAATGACCGAAAATATGCCAAGACCCGCAGGTATTGTGGAATTAGGGCATTACGGTAAAGGACTTGGTATGTTGGAATGGTGGGTTAGACCTTCAACCAATATGCAAAAAGCACTTGGCGAAAGTAATGTTCATAAGAAAAACGGCGAAATTAAGCAAGGTGTCTTATGGACGCAAGGGACTAAACCTGTTCGCGGACTATGGCGGGCAAGAAATACTGCAATAAATAAATTATTAAGCGGGAGGTTAAAACTTAAATGATTAACAACGCAAGTGAAATCTTTACAAAATTAACTACCGCTTTGAAAAGGGCGGACAGTTCTGTAAAGACATCAAGTGTTTATACGAACACGCCAACAACTTACCCATTCGTTAGTATTGAACAAATTGGCAACAATGTTTATGAAAGAGGTATTGATAGCGGAGATATTGAAAACTTTGCTTACATTACGTTTGAAGTAAATGTTTATGCAAGTGGCAATACTAAAATGAGTAAGGCATATTCGTTATTAGAGGTCGTTGATAGCGAATTAAAAGACATTGGGTTTACAAGAATAGTAATTAGCCCAATGCAAGACCAAAACGAAACAATATACCGATTAGTCGCACGTTATGAAGCGGTTGTCGGTAAAGACTTAAAAGTATATAGGAGGTAGCAAATTATGGCTATGTCAACAACACCTACATCAACAATTGGCACATACTTAATGAAAGGCGATAGTGCAACACCAACCGCATATACCAAGTTATGCGATATTAAAGACTACCCAGACTTAATTGGTAGCCCAGAAGCACTTGAAACAACTGATTTAAGCAAAAGCGCAAGAACCTACATTGAAGGTTTAAAGGCAAACGAACAATTAACCTTTACCGCAAACTATACTGAAAGCGACTTT